CATCTTTACTTTTTTGTTCAGGTACATATCCAATAGCGTAGCCATGCGTACCTGCACAGACTGTGCCTGACTTACCATCAACATCGTGTATCGTATTAGCTTGACTGCGATAGTCAGGGTTGAGCATATCAGGGTTCTTGTCACTTGTTCTGCGTTTCTCTTGCAAGTATTCACCTGCACGATAGAACTCTGCTGTTTCTTCCTCTAGTATATCTTTGAGCATGATGCCTTTGTCCTCCGGCAATCCATCCATAGGTATGTTTGTCCAGTAAAGCCTCTTGCGATTTTGTGCAGAGACAAGATTACTGTTTATCTCAATAGGCTCTACACCTAGATAGTCAGTGATAACTTGCTCACTCTCTTTTTTCATCTTGACATTTTCTAGTAAAAAATACTTTGGCTTGAGTGCTTTAAGCAATCTGTCAAACTCAAAGAATAATTTACTACGTGGATCGTCAAAGTTTAAACCTTTGCCGCCAAAGCTGAAGCCTTGACAAGGCGAACCGCCAATTAGCAAATCAATTTTATGTCCACGATCAAACCCATCCATCCATAAATAAGTATCGTTAGGTGTAACCATAGTCTTGACGTTCTTGACATCACCTAAGTGTATCATGTTAGGGTAATTTTTCTTGGCTACTTGGATTGCATACTTGTCAATCTCTGCTGCAAAATATTTGTTAACTGGTATGCCTAGCTGATCTAGTGCGATCTGCCCACAAGACATACCATCAAATAGACTTAATACGTTCATGTTTGTCTCCTCTCATCTGCTCTATCTGTGTACGTGCAATGACCCTCGTCAATCAATCGTTTTGCTGTACGTCCAAAATAACCTTGTAACTGCCACGCTAAACCTGTGTCTATTAGGTATTGCCACGCTGCCGTTTCTTCCTCGTAGTCTGCCATTACTAGCTGCTCACAAATTTGAACAGCTAATTCCGGTGTAAAATGGTACTCTTTCACTGTGTCACCTCCTCTGCTTTCTTAAACCATTGCTCTGCTTGTGCATCAGTAAGCTTATACTCTTTGCTAGTCTTTAGATCTTGCACAATCCACGGCATTTTAGGAGCTTTGCTTTTATAGCCTATCAAAGACATAGACATTCCTTGATAGTCTTTTATCTTAGACGTATCTAATCCAAATAGTTGAGCCATTTGAGTTAAATCTTTTTGTTCTTTCGTCTCTGCACCATCAAGTAAAACATTTACTTTGTAGGTGGCTTCGCCTCCGTTGTATGTACAGTTAGCTACTGTAAAGTTTACACCCTCTAAGTTAACTTGTTCTAATGCTGATTGCATTGCTTCACGTATTGCTTTCAGTTGTGGTTTACTAAAGTTAGTCATTGTTGTTGTCTCCTATAATTTTCCAAGTTCCAATTTTATTTCCGTTAATATCTCTTACGGTTGCAGAACGAACAACATCATCATTATCTCTAACGTTGTGAGATATTTCTCTAAGTGCACGACACAATTCCAAATGCATATCTTGTGCAAAGGCATCATTGTCCATGTTTATATTACATTCAAATCTCATTGTTATTCCCTCCTATGCGTCTACTACAAAACCAGTTTTGTCTTTCTTAGCCTTGCCTTTAGCATACAATGCCACAATAGAATTGCTAGGGTCAAGAAAGCGTAAGTCGTCTTTGTCACCATCCGTGACATTTATGCCACGCCATTGGGGAAGCTTGTATTCTTTGCGGAATACGACTGCGGCATTCATACCATTGGCTAAGGCATCATGAAGCTTTGCTGCATAATCTGCATTAGCTCCAGAATATGACCATGTTAAGTGATAATTCTTTATATGCTTAGTTTTTCTGTTTGAAATCTTAGTGTAGTCGTAGAATTGCACATTCGGGAACAACTCAAAGATATTTTTAGCTTCAACATCCTTGTCGTTTTCTATTTCTTCATCAGTCCAAGCGTAACTCCACCCCTCTACCTTGATTAACTCCCATCTAATATCCGTTGTTCCGTTCAATCTAACGCAAGGCTGAATGCCACGTTTCTCACAATAATTAACAAACTTGTGTATATCCACAACAAGTTGATCCATAAAGCTTTCACGATCACGATAAAACCATTCTGCTTTACGTTGCCTTGCTGTTTGCACGTTGTTCATCTGTCCACGTCCTGCGGTATAAAGGCAAGCCTCAATGCAAGAAGCTATTGCAGCCATGCTACAACTATTGAAAAGCTTACCATCCACCATAATTTTATATGGCGTCATGTATAGAATAGCAGTTAAGTATTCACTACCGTCTCCCTTTACAGTTTTTGCGTTAGTGCCTACGCCTAGCAGTTTGTAATTACCCATTGTGTTTTCCTCCTATGGATTTGATTAGTTTATTCAGTGACACTCCGAAGAATGCCACCAATAAAACAACCACCTCCTATTCTGCATTTTTTTCTAGTTGTTCTTTCTCATATAGGCTAAAGAATTTTTTAACGGCTAGTTGTTTTACTCTTTTTTGCATTGCAATCAATTCTTCTATTTCTTCCATGTTGTCACCTAAAATTGAAATACTATTTAAACCCCAAGTAAAAGCTTCAACGTATTCATCTAAACCTATTTGTTTTTCACCTTCACCAAAAGATTTCTTTGTTGTAATTGTTATAGCCATTGTATTTTCTCCTATTGAGTTGATGCAATCATCCTACAACCCGAACATCTTAATTGTAAATAGGGTAAAAGAAAAAAATTTATTTGAGCATATTTTCCATAAAAATAAGGGACATCGATATGTGGCAAAACTGCAACACCCCCAGGAATTGCTGCGAGTGCATAATGAATGCTGCACTGCACTGATTCGTTTTGCTGCAATGCAGAATATGGATAGATATTTGTGATCACAAATTAAGAATAGCCATGCACGTCTAGGGGTGTATTTTGTGATCACGTTTATAGGGGTATGCTTTTTTGTGATCACACTATAGCCATTGAAGTAATATCAGTAGCAGAACCTAATAAAAACAATAGCTTACATAGTAAAACACCGGAAAAAAACATAGTAAAAATTTATACCTAGTAAGAACCAATAAAGAAAAGCTAATGAAATCAAAGACTTATAAGGAACGAAGGGGTAGGGGGCAAGGGCCAGGTGGGGGGTATACGTTATACGTATATGTACAAATACACACACGAGGTTTTTTGCACCTGGCAATCCTAATGTGTTGCACATATGTCACTATTACATAAAAAGTTACTACAGTTACGTAACGTTACTTAAATTAATACTAGGGATTCCTTGACAAACAGTTGACACTTTATATAACTATGGGGGTAAGGGGGTATGTATAACATTAATGTTATTACATAATAATATATTTATACATAAAATACTTTAACATTAGATGTATTACATATAGTATATAATACTTATTGTTAAGATATATAATAATATAAATAATATATTTAAACATTAAATGTAATACATAGGGTAATAATATATTATATATATTGTTGACAGTGTTAAAACACTAATGTTATACTTACCTTAGTTACAAACAATATAATAATTATAAAACTTGTTGTAACTACGTGTGTAGATTACTCTGTGTAAGTTAGAACCACAGTGTCTCCTCCTCCCTCTATATGTAGTTTGTACTTATGCCTACGTAGTCTACACACGTATTTGTATAAATTATTTAAACTTTTTCTTGACAATGGATAAATCCAAAGTAAAACTATATGCATCCGAAGATGTGTTAACAGACTTTTACAATGCATTAGCTAATAATGACGCTCGTGCGATACGTAAAGTTCACATTCCAAAGTCGGATGTGTTTTACGTTAGAGAAGCAATATATAATCGTACTGGTGAGTGGTACACACTGGACCACGTTGAACGTGCCATGTATCTTGAAGGTATGTTAACTAAAGATGAAGTACTAGATCCAGACAGGGAACGTGAATATGGATAGTAATATGAAATTACCCTTAGCACTTGTAGTTGCGATGGGAGCACAACTAGCAGGTGGTGTGTGGTGGGTATCACAACAAGCTTCCACAATAGCTAGTCTAGAAGAGTCAGTCTCACAGTTTGCTAGTAAGATGGCTGTAGAGGACAACGTTAATCTCAAGCGTGACGTGCAAGACAACATGAATTACATCGATGGTGCGTTTGCTGAGATAGAAGAACTGTGGGAAGAAACAGAAAGTTTAACCAAAACGATAGGCGCTATCACTGCCATACAACAGAGATTGGCTTTGTTGGAAAACACTATGAAGTTTATGAACCGTGATCACATGGATATGTTAGACCCAAGGAATTAACTTATATGGCAACAACTAAAGATGTAGAAAGACTACCCAGTGGTAAGTTAAAGTATCGTGGTGAGATATACCCAGGATATAACAAACCAAAAAGCTTAAAAGGAGAAGCCAAGGCTTCAGCAGTCTTAGCTAAGAAAGGCACTGAAGTAAAAGTTGTACGCTTCGGTGATCCTAAGATGGCTATTCGTAAAGATAACCCTGCTGCACGTAAAAGCTTCAGGGCTAGACACAATTGTGATACAGCAACAGATAAATTCACAGCAAGATATTGGAGTTGTAAAGCATGGTAAAGAAAAAGAGTACAGTTAATGCTGCAGGTAACTACACCAAACCGACAATGCGTAAGAACTTATTTAACCGGATCAAAGCAGGTGGTAAGGGTGGAAGCCCTGGACAATGGTCAGCACGTAAAGCGCAGATGCTTGCCAAGCAGTATAAAGCAAAAGGTGGAGGATACAAATCGTGATCAAGTACGTAAGACGTATGTGGTGTGCAGTCAGAGCAAGAAAGTGCAACTGCAGTACCTGTGATTGTGGCGCTATAACTTGCGAAGGTAGATAGGAGTTATTATGGCATACATGGGATATGAAGACTTAGAAAAGTCAGATAGGTTAAGTCTTAGACAAGTAGAGTTATTAGCTATAGAACATGGTTACGACTATAATTATACAGATAAAGGTATAAGACTTATAGGCGCTGACGGAGATTCACGTTATTTTAGAGGAAGCCCTAAAGCAGGTACTGTAGGTAGTTTTTTTGGTTATTCAGAAGGTGGTTTAACAAAACGTAAAACACCACATTTGATACCTAGTAAAAGACGCATCCTTTCAAAATGAGAGCACCACAGAAGTCATTAAAGAAGTGGGGTGACCAGAAATGGAGAACCAAGAGTGGTAAACCTTCTACGCAAGGTCCTAAAGCTACTGGTGAACGTTACCTCCCTAGTGCGGCTATTAAGTCTCTTAGCAGTAGCGAGTATGCAGCTACAACCAGAGCTAAACGAAAAGGCAAGGCGGCAGGTAAGCAGCATGTATCTCAACCTAAGAAAGTCGCAGATAAAACTAGACGATTTAGAGCGAACAAAGGTGGTGTCGCTAAAAATTCTAGACAACAAGCAGCCATTGCGCTTAGTATGAAGAAGCGTGGTGTTAAGCCTAAAGGCAAGAAATGACTAAGAAGAAGAAAGATCCTAAAGTAGGGACAGGTAAGAAACCCAAAGGATCTGGACGTAGATTGTACACGGATGAGAATCCAAAAGATACAGTATCGATTAAGTTTGCTACTATGGAAGACGCAAGAGCTACCGTAGCTAAAGTAAAAAGAATAAAGAAACCTTACGCAAGAAAGATCCAAATATTGACCGTAGCAGAACAACGTGCTAAAGTCATGGGCAAAACAGCGATAGCAAATGTCTTCAGACAAGCTAAAGCAGAATTGCGAAGGAAACACAAGAAAGATGCCGTATCTACAAAGTAACATACCGTACTTCAAAGCATGGGTACGTAGAGAATACACAAAGAACTTAGAAGATTATCACGGAGAGTTTTTACATTGTATGGTCATAGGTGTAACCACCATGCCAAACAGAACGTTAAGCTTTCAAGTTATATTTACTGGATGCGAGTCAGACTTTGATGACTCAGAGAATGTACATGGTGGTGCAATGTGGGCGAGGATGCCTCTGACTGCACTTGTAGCTGATACCCCCTTAGAGGAATGGCCTGAAGAGTTACCGCCATATATGGCACAACCTTGGGATTGTATGTCTCACACGCATTCAGTATACAAGTTGGAACGAGCAAGCCCAGCGCCTTGGATAGCTAAAGTAGATGGTGAGTTCTACCCTGCAAAGTATTACTTTACGGTAGACTACACAGATAATGAAGTAGCAGATGATCCTGCACAGCATAAACAATCTCATGTTTTGGAGTTGTTAGATGCAGGTAAGTACACAGGTAACATGGTTGCGTTACCCAATAATAGAGTGAGAGTAACTCACCCAGCTTGGTTTGAAACTGGAGAAGGTGCGCCAGACTTTAAGCCAAACCAACATATGTATAACTCAAAAGAAGACGTAGACTATGTATGGGATACGCAACGAGTGTTTAACAATTTGTATAGTGAGGATGAATCATGAAAAAGATGAAGAAAAAAGGTTACTCTAAAGGTGGAGCTAACATGAAGAAGAAGGGTTACGCTAAAGGCGGTATGAAGAAAAAAGGTTATGCCAAGGGCGGTATGAAAAAGAAGGGCTACGCAGCAGGTGGCTTGAAGATGGTCAAAGGCAAAGACGGAAAGATGGTTCCGTTTTACGCTGCTGATGGCAAAGGCAAAATGGCTAACGGTGGTATGGCTAAAAAGAAAAAGAAAAAAGGCTACGCAATGGGTGGAGCTAATATGAAAAAGAAGGGTTACGCTAAAGGCGGTAAAACCAAAGCTAATGCAGGTGCATCCGTTCCACCAAACAGAAAGGCTCGTAAATAATGTCAGACTTAACTAAAGAGCAAGTAGATGCAATAGAGGCATTAGGTTATACTGTAATAGGTAACACAGCACTAGACATGAATAAAGCTATCGTTATGGATAAACCAGAAAGAGACGGTGGTTTTGTAACTGATATACCAGAACTAGAGGCTATACTATCAGGTACAGCTACAGTTGAAACTGTACGTGCAAGAAACGAAAAAGGTCACTACATTGCTGATGATCCTGATACACCTGAGAATGAAGCTTGGACAACTAAAGTAGTTAAAAAAGTTAAAGGCAAGAAGTGACAATACTATCAGACGCTAAATTTTTCTCAGCAGCTAAGGATCTTAGCGCAACTTCGGGTGGGGCTAGTGGTAACGTTATATACACTTGCCCCAATAATTTTGTTAGTCTGATTAGATTTTTACATGTATCAAATGGGGCATCTTCAACTAAGAAGTATAGTCTTCAATGGTACG